TTAGGATTAATATATTTTAGACTCATGCCTAACGATAACAACGGTATTATCAATCGACCTTTTGCAGATTTGCAAGAGCGTTTGGCTGAAGTGGAAACACTTGATCGTGATAATGCCCTAAACAATAGAAGGGAAGTGGACTATCGTGGTATCGCTAACTTTCTTAGTGGTGAAATTTTTCATCTTATTGTTTCTACTTCTAATGCTGAAGTAAAGCAGTGGGGGAAAAACGTAATCCGTAAACTTCACGAAAGAGGATTATCAGTCGATAATCTTTAATCTTTTGCAGGGCTGGATAATCTCCAGCCCTCACCATCTCCAAACTTTCCACAGCCCATCAAACCTGATCCAATAACTATATCTTGGGAGTCCCTTAACCTCGAGCCACGAGATGTCGTGCCCGAGCCCGAGGGGGAGGGGGTTAAACACCCCCCTAGGTTACACCGAGCAGGCACCTAGGTTGTAATTTACACAAATAATATCTATGATAATAATTCTGAGATGAGAATTGATTTTGACGTATCCTCTATGGATCAACAAGAGGCTAAAGAAGCACTCTTAAAACTTGAACTTAGAAAGACACAACTAGAACTTGCAAGTAAGGCAAGAGACTCCTTTATAACGTTCGTTAAAACTGTGTGGCCAGGGTTCGTGGAAGGTGAACACCACATCCGAATCGGAGAGAAGTTTGAAAAAGTGCTACGGGGTGAAATTAAAAGATTAATTGTTAACATGCCCCCTAGACATACAAAATCAGAATTTGCGTCCTATCTCTTTCCTGCATGGCTCATGGGCCATAAACCACAGACCAAGATCATTCAAACCACCCACACCGCTGAACTCTCCTATCGTTTCGGTCGTAAGGTCAGAAACTTAATGGACAGTGAAGAATATAAAGCAGTCTTTACCGACGTGCGTTTATCACAGGATTCCAAAGCTGCTGGAAGATGGGAAACGAACTACGGGGGAGAGTATTTTGGCGCTGGTGTAGGAGGTGCAATTACTGGTCGTGGTGCGGATTTATTAATTATCGATGACCCTCACTCAGAACAAGATGCCTTATCCCAAACTGCTATGGACAATGCGTGGGAGTGGTACACATCAGGTCCTCGTCAGCGTTTGCAACCAGGCGGAAGTATTGTTTGCGTGATGACCAGATGGAGTGAAAAAGATTTAACAGGAAACCTTATGCGTGCGATGGGGGAAGTAAAAGCGGATCAATGGGATGTGATTGAGTTTCCAGCGATCCTACCGAACAATAAACCTGTCTGGCCTAACTATTGGAAGCTAGAAGAATTAGAAGCAGTCAAAGCATCCTTATCGGAACAAAAGTGGCAAGCCCAATGGCAACAGAACCCGACAGGTGAAGAAGGGGCGATTATCAAAAGAGAGTGGTGGAAGACGTGGGATAAAAAAGAAATGCCGTTACTTTCGCATATTATACAATCCTATGACACAGCGTTTACCAAAAAAGAAACAGGTGACTATAGTGCGATTTCTACATGGGGTGTGTTTTATCCTGATGAAGTAACACCGAATATAATTTTGTTGGATTTAGTGAAAGATCGTTTTGAGTTTCCTGAGTTAAAGAAAGTGGCGATGGAGCAGTATAAATACTGGGAACCGGAGTCCGTGATCGTTGAAGCAAAAGCCTCGGGCTTACCGCTCATCCAAGAACTACGTCAGGTCGGTATCCCTGTTATCAACTTTACACCTTCTCGTGGTAATGATAAGTTATCCAGAGTGCATGCAGTTGCACCTGTGTTTGAATCAGGAGCAGTGTGGGCACCAAAAGAACGCTGGGCTGAAGAGATGATCGAAGAGTGTGCCATGTTCCCTCATGCCGAACATGACGACTTAGTTGACTCCATGAGCCAAGCATTATTAAGGTTCCGTAAGGGTAACTTTGTATCATTGCAAGATGACTACGAAGATGAGCCCGTGGACCACGGAGCAGAACCGGAGTATTATTAATGGTGAAAAGCCGATTAGACCTTTACCGAGCAGGAGACGAAGCAATCGATAATGATCCTGCCTATGAAGATTATCCTGACGTATCGTTACAACCCGACATCGAGGCTCAGGGACCACGGCCCATGGTCGAGGAACTACCTGACTTTCTCAAAAAGTTTTATGGTCAACCAGGCGGTGCTCCTGATCTAGCAGATTTAGTACAAGGGGTTTCTCGAATGATTCTTCCTACACAAGAAGCAATTGCACCGGGAAGTAGTATTGAAGATCGAGAAAGATATAGACAGCTTTATGAATTAGAAGAAGCAATGGCAAAGCGAGCTAGTCAACAGCTTGGCACACAAGATTACGCAGGACGATATGGTCCTGCAAAAAAAGCAAAAGATATTGAAGCTATTACGGGAGATCGACAAACCTCAGGTTTAGGAATGGGTGTCCGAGAAGCATTAGGCCCTCAAGTAGAGACTATTACAGAATTAGCAGAAGGAAAGCCTTTCTATGAATTAACTCCGATGCAAATGACCGATGCAGCATTTGCTGTGATTGATACAATTGATGTTTTCGGTCTAACAGAATTAGCACGTAGAGGTTTAACCGCTGGTGCAAAAGCCTTAGCAGAAAAAATTGCGAACGCAACAACCCGACAAGAAAAAATAGACATCGCTGTTCAAGACTCTCGTGGTTTAATGTTACTGAATGAAGAGTTAAATAGAATTAAAACAAAAGCAACAGGGGAGCCCATGGATGACATGTTACCTTCATCGATGATCGATGGAGAGCGTGTTGCAAATTTGACAGGAAAAGGACTTACATCATCTACTTCATCAATATCAAAAAGAATTAGAGATTATTTAGATTCAGCAGATGAGCCAAAAACAGTGTCAGAGATTGCAGAAGCTTTAGGCCTTACAGGAAATCAAGTTCGTACTTTCAAAAAAACAAACATAGATTCGCCATATCAGTCTAAAATTAAAACTGATAGGCAAATGGGGAAAATAGATAATTTACTTAACTATTTTGCAAAAAATCCAAACCAAAAAAATTTAAGTAGAAGTGCATTTGAAGAACAAGGTATTAAACGACATGATGTGCAGGGTTTCTTAGAGAAATATCCTCAATATAGAAAAAATTTTATAGAGCCATATCAGTCTATTGAAGGTACAAAATTAAAGACAGGTTCTTTAACTCAACAAGTTTTTGAAACTGTTATGAATTCAAAAAAACCACTTACCAAAAAAGACTTAATGAAAAAATTTAATGTAGAGTCAAAACAACTAAATAGTATTTTTGCTAAGAACCCTATAATAAAAACAAAATTAAAAGATGCTGAAAAAACTTTTTCTCCTTATGACTACGACAAATTAGAAGATACATTTAAAAAAATAAAAAGTGGAAAGATTAAATCAAATTTAGGTCCTAATGCGTATGGGTTAAATAAAAATATGACGTCTAAATTACTTAGAGATTATGAAAAATTTCCACCAACCGAAGGTGAAAAATATCTTAATTTTGACACATCTAAACTAAAAAGACCTATTAAAGAATACAGAGAAGTAATTCCATTTTATTCCAATGCCGATCAGATTAGAGATTATTTAAGAGATTTAAAAGGAACTATTACATATAGAGAATTACAAGATAAATTAGGGGCAACTTATGGAATGGTTACTGATGCTGTTTCACGTGCACGAGATAGTAGGGTTTTAAAAAGTAAAATACAACTTTCTAAATATGCCACCCCCTCTAATAAATATAAAAGTGTAGCTCCTGCAATGAATAGAAATAAAGAAGCACTAGGTTTAACAAAGACTATTACACCAAGTGACACACAAGGATCTCGTGAAGAGTTTTTATTATTTGATGGATTGTTTAGAAGTATTGAACCGGAGTTTCTTGGTTTAAGTCCAGACATTGAAACAAAAGCATTTGCGGATAGATTTATGGATTATATGAAAAATATTGATTGGAAAAATGCATACAAAGATGATTTAGCAACTTTAAAAGCTATCGATAATCAAAGAATAGAAGGCAACAAAATTATCAGAGAAATGTTTAATGAGTACAAAAGTAAATACCCAAAACAATTTAAAGATTTAAATGTAAAAGATTTTTTATTACAAGTTGCTCATAACTTTCCCTTACGTGTAATAAAGAATCAATTTGAAGGTGTAGGAGGTGTTCAAGGTGCATCTAGATTAACTTATGCTAGAACAAATGTTGGTTCACATGCATTTATTGAAAATTCTTTAAAAGAACTTGTAAAAGCTGCAAATGAACAGGGAGGAAGATTGACTCCTATTCAACAAGAAGTTCTAGCATCTCTTGATGAACAAGCAAAAAAATTAGGCACCGTTGCATATGCCTCTATTAAACCAGAGGGTTTAGCTGATGATATGATAAAAGTTGGTTTAGAAGAGCCACCTGGCGTTAATAGTTTAATCTCAAGTTTAGAAGAATATTTTAAAGATATAGCTAGTAGAAAAAATTCAAACTTTAAAAAATTTGTTCCAAGAGGTGGTGCAACTAATTTATCAGGAAAATTCGTTGATGAAGATATACCTGTGATGATTACAGATAAATTAAAAACATTTGAAGAAGCAGGTACAACTGTATTTAAAAAAGGTGGACCTGTTAAGATGGCCATTGGCGGTGATCCGTTAGAAAATGTCAATCAACAACAGTTCTCAGCCGACCCTGCCTTTGAAGGAGAAGATTACTTTAGTCAAGCGGTTGAGTCCGGAAACTTACAAGCGTTCAATCCAATAAGACTCTTTAATATTTTTGGTAAGTCTAAAGGTGTGGTGACACCAAAAGATATTGAGCCAACCATGCTACCAAGTCCAGGTGCTACGGATGAATTAACCCCTGCTCCTATTTCACCTGTAGAGCGAAATGATTTTCCTTTTCAATCTTTTACCTTAGAAAAAATGATGAGCCCCAATGCACCTAATGCTGCAAAGCCACAAGCATGGGCAGATTTTTTAATGGGTGGTCAACAAGCACCTTTATCTGAAATTAGAGATTCAGGGTTAGAACAATTCTTACGTGACTATGAAAAGTTTTTTCCTGATGAAAAAGTAACAAGACAGCAATTAATTGACTACTATCAAGAGTCACCGATTGGTAATTTGAATGTCATTGTGAAAAATGAAAACCCACGAAGCATTGCTGAAGCAGATGAATTAACTCCCGATCAAGAAGATTTTGTTCGTTATGGAAATGCAATGGGTTTACCTAAACATAAAAATGTAGGTAGTCAACCACTAGACGAAGTGGGAGAAAATTATCGAAATGTCATTGTTCAAGCAGGTTCTATACCAGGTGAATCTAGAGCTTTTGTTGAAAGTGGTCATTTTGATGATCCTAATATTATTGCGTTTACTCGTGTTGCTGATTACGCAGGATCAGAAGGTCAAAAGATTGCTGTGATTCAAGAACTACAAACAGATATGTTAACGAGTTTAAGAAAAGAACAAGAACGTATTGATGCCATGCTTAAAAGATTAGACAAGGCAGAACAGAAACTTCGTATAGAAGCACAGTCAACCGATCCGTACGTGTCAGCCAATGCGATTAATCGATTAGAAGATTTAAATAAAATGATGTCCACACAACAAAAGGAATTATTGAAAGAAACAAAAGGCATCAAACCGTTTCCTAATTCAGCGGGTAAGGGTTTAATTCCCCGATACTCTGAGCAATTGACAGGTTTACAGAAATTGATTGATGATGAGATGAAAGCCCGTGTGGCACAAGATATGCCGTATGTTGATGAAAAGATTTTTGATATCTCACAACAACAATTAAAAATTCGTGATGACCTTTTAGATTTAAATAGAGCTTTAGAATTGGATTCTTTACTTGAAGGAGTAAGAGTTCCAAGTGGTAGAACGTCAGAAGATATTGCTCGTTTTGGAGAAGAAACTGGACTTCCAAATAATTATAGTACAAAAGAATTAAAACTTTTTGGTTCAGTGCCATTTCAAAAACAAAAAGATTATGTGGATTTAATTTTAAAAGCGACCATCAAAGATGCACAGTCTAAAGGTATTGAGAAAGTAGGTATCTATCCCGGTAAACTTGTAACACAACGTTGGGGCAAAGATATTGATGGACCTGAAGGTAAAAAGTTTAAAGACCTCTATGACAGAGTGGCTATTCAACAAATGAAATCTATTGCAAAAAAATATGGAGGCACTGTTGATTTAGAAAAAATTATTAATCCTAACCTTTCTGATCGTGGCTTAACATACTACAAAAGAAACCTTGACGGTGAATATGAATATTTAAAACAAGATCAATTAGCACAAGGATTAGAGCCTGAAGAGGCACAATTATTTATTGATGAACAATTAAATAGAAATGCACATACACTAGGAGATAAGCAAGTGATTTATACAAAAGAAATAGCACCTGGTCAGACAATGGATTATTACGTTGATCCTTATGTTGTTACTGAGGGAGAAGAGTCTATAAAAAAATATAATTTAGTGCCTTTAGGACCTGGCGATGATAGAAATGCAGCACAGGTGTTAATTGAGGAATATAATCCACAAGAAATTCTAATACCTGTCTTGACTTTGCCTAAAACAGAGAAAAGTGCAAAGCCGTTTTTCCTTTACGGGAAAAAAGATGGTGGTAAAATTAGTAATGATGGGTTAGTTTCAATAACTGATATTTATGGAGATTATTAATGGTAGAAAAGTTTAATCCTACATCTGACTTACCTAAAATGGATCGTGTCGAACCAATTGGTCCAGGTGGCGGAGAGGATCTTGATGTTGAAGAAGTTGGTCAGGAAATAGAAGTAGATCAAATTAATGCACAACCAAATGTAGAGCTTGTTGATGACGGTTCTGCAATTATTAATCCTATGGAGGAACAGCAACAACCTGCATCCTTCATGTCTAACTTAGCTGAAGTTTTAGACGAATCTTATCTTCAAGAAATTACAAATGATTTAGTTGACAAAATTGACAGTGATAAATCTTCTCGTGAAGATTGGGAACAAGCTTACACAAAAGGTTTAGACTTACTCGGCTTTAAGTATGAGGAAAGAACTAGACCATTTAGAGGTGCTGCATCTGTTAGTCACCCAATGTTAGCACAAGCTGTTACACAATTTCAGGCAATGGCTTATGTAGAACTTCTACCTAGTGACGGCCCTGTAAGAACACAAGTTGTTGGTGCAAATAATCCACAACTTCAACAAGCTGCTGAACGAGTGAAAGACTACATGAACTATGAGATTACTCATGTCATGGAAGACTATAATCCAGAGATGGATCAACTGTTGTTTGAATTACCATTAGCAGGAAGTGCGTTTAAAAAAGTTTATTATGACAATGTTCTTGGAAGAGCGACATCTAAATTTATCCCTGCAGAAGATGTAGTTGTTCCTTACGGCGCATCAGACTTAGATACTTGTGATCGTATTACACAAGTGGTTAAAATGTCGATGAACGATTTAAGGAAAAAACAAGTTTCAGGATTCTACCGTGATATTGCCTTACAACCTTATGATGGTGACGGCACTTCTGATTTACAGGAAAAGAAAGATAGAATAGACGGAGAAAGTCCCACTGATTATTTGATGGGCGATATGACAGAACTTTACGAAGTTCATGTTGATTTAGATTTGGAAGGATTTGAAGATATTAATCCTAACAATGGTGAGCCCAGCGGAATTAAATTACCTTACATAGTTACAATTGATAGAAGCAGTCAAAAAGTTTTATCTATTTATCGTAATTATAATGAAGCAGATCCTTTAAAAAAGAAAACTGAATACTTTGTTCATTATAAGTTTTTACCCGGTCTAGGTTTTTACGGCTTTGGTTTAATTCACATGATTGGTGGATTAACAAGAACTGCTACTACTGCTCTTAGACAATTACTTGATGCGGGTACGTTATCAAATCTACCTGCTGGTTATAAAGCAAGAGGTCTTCGTATTCGTGATGATGACCAACCTTTACAACCTGGTGAGTTTAGAGATGTCGATGCACCAAACGGAATCATTCGTGAAGCGTTAATGCCTTTACCTTATAAAGGTCCTGATCAAACACTTTTTGCATTACTTGGTTTTTGTGTAGAAGCAGGTAAACAATTTGCTGCAGTTGCTGATATGCAAATGTCAGAAATTGGTAAATCTCAAACTCCTGTTGGCACAACCATGGCTCTGATGGAGCGTGGCACAAAAGTAATGTCAGCAATTCACAAAAGATTACACTATGCACAGAAAAAAGAGTTTCAATTATTAGCAAGAATATTCAAAGTAATTTTACCACCTATGTATCCTTTCAATGTGCAGGGTGGCCCAAGAGAAATTAAGCAAGTTGACTTTGATGATAACATTGACATTTTACCAGTATCCGATCCAAACATATTCTCTTTATCACAAAGAGTAACTCTTGCACAAAATCAATTACAACTAGCTCAGACAAATCCTCAAATGCACAATATGTATGAGGCATATAGAAGAATGTACATTGCGTTAGGTGTCAAAGATATTGATCAAATACTACCGATACCTCAACCACCTCAACCTATGGATCCAGCAATTGAACATAGTGTTGTAATTATGGGAAAATCCTTACAAGCATTTCCACAACAAAATCATGAACAACATATTAAAGCACATAGAACATTTATGAGTTCAAAGATGATTAGTGCAAACCCAATGATTGTGATGCAGTTAATATCACACATCTATCAACACGTATCTTTACTTGCAACACAGGTTGTAGATAAAGCTTTAGTGGAAGAAGCAGAGAAATTACGTCAACAATTCGGTGAACAAATACCACAAGAAGAGCTAATGAAATTACAACAACAAAGAGAACAACTAATTAATGAGCAAATTGTGAAAATTACAGAGCAAATGGTAACTGAGGGTAATGAAGCAATGGAAAATATGCAGATGGATCCTTTAGTGTTACTCAAACAACAAGAATTACAGCTAAGACAGTCTGAAATGGAGATGAATAATGCTCTAAAAAATCAAAACCAAGATTTAAAAGAGGATCAATTTGAATATAAACAAGAATTAGACGACAAAAAAATACAACAAACTTATGATATTGCTAATTTAAGAGCAAATGTAGCAAGGGATAAGCAAAATGCCACTGACAACCAAGGGTAAAAAGATAAAAAAGTCAATGGAAAAGACTTATGGCAAGAAAACAGCAAAGAAAGTTTTCTATGCCAGCATAAATAAGGGCAAAATTAAAGGAGCTGAAAAGAAAAAATGATTTGGAGTGTATTAGGAACTGTTGCTAAGGGTGCAGTAGACGTTATTAAGACAAGAACGGAAACAAAAAAGCTTATGGCAGAAGCAGAACAAACTCATGTTCGTAAAATGGCTGAAGGTGAGATTGATTATGCTATTGCAACACAAAAAAATATGCAAAACTCATGGCGGGATGAGTGGTTTACAGTTATTTTATCACTTCCACTACTAATTGTATTTGGTGCAATCTTTTTTGGTAAACCAGAATGGATTCATAAGCTTAAAGAGGGCTTTGATACCTTAAATCAACTTCCTGATTGGTATATTTGGGCTTTAATGGCCGCTATAGCTTCCTCATTTGGACTCAAGGTGACTGATCTTGCAATCAAAAAATTTAAAAAGTAAAAAATTAACAACAACAGTTCCACCAAAGAAAGGACCTGTATCACAAGGGTTGAAAAATACTTCCAAAAAGATACAAATAGTTAAGATAACTAAATAAGGGTTCTTAACATGAAACATTCGTATTTTAAAATACCAGGATGGTTTAACTATTCTGAAACTTACGACATTATAGTCGATCAAATTCCAGAAGATGGAAAAATTGTAGAGATTGGATCTTTCTTAGGTC